ATTGCATTGCTTGGGCGCAAGCAAAGTTGGACAAGGACGCGACTGAAGAAAATCTGAAGAAAGGCATAGATAATCTTAAAAACCCACCAACCATGAGCGGACGCCCTTGGGCCGCTTAAGGCAAACTAAAGGAGATCAAGGTGACTGAAGAAAAAAAGGTCGTTATTGATAATGTCGAATACACAGAAAGTCAACTATCCGACGAGGCTAAAGTGTGCATTAATCACATAGCTTCATTAGACAATAAGATTGCATCAGCAGAATTTAATCTCACCCAACTTAAGGTAGGTCGCCAAGCATTTCTTGATATGTTAAAGGCAAACTTAGAAAAAACTGACGATGCAGGTTAATGAAGTTGTCTGATGCTATAATAAGTCCAGTAGTAGCGTTTTGCCTTGCTGTTCTAGCCGGCCTTTATGCTGTTCTAAAGATGATATTTACTAATCAGACCAAGATACAAGTTTTAGAAACTCAATTAGAAACAATGAATTTAGTTCTGCAAGAGGTACGAGCAGATCAAAAACAATTATATGATGAAATCCGAAACTTAAAAAAGTAGTGTGCGTTTTGGTCGCTATTTTTTGGGGCCATGCCTTTAATTTCGGATTATATAAGGTCTGTGCATATGATTGTGGATATGACAGACCCTATCATGTGTGGTATGATAAAGTCTACACGATGCCGCCAGATTACATCTGTCCAGTGAGGTTTTATGATACATGATAGACCCAGTGACTGCGATTGCAGGTGCCACAGCAGCTTTTAATTTTATGAAAAAATCTATCAGCGTCGGACGCGATCTTCAAGATATGGGCCAACAGCTTCAGCAATGGGCGGGATGTATGGCTGAGTTGGATCAAGCTGAAAAGATGACCGAAAAGCCACCTTGGTACAAGGCTCTTGGGGGCGGCACACAAGCTGAAGCTATGGAAGTCTTTTTAGCTAAGAAAAAAGCGCAACAAATGCGCGACGAGTTACGTGAGTTGATTTCGCACCCTGCTATTTTAGGCCCAAGTCACTGGCAGGAGTTTTTGAGAATAGAGGCTAATATAAGAAAGCAAAAACGCGAACATGAGTTTCGGCGCATGGAAATCAAGCAAACGATCATGGAGTGGACAGCGGGTATTGCTTTGTTTATTGTTTTGGTAGGTGGTATGGTAGGATTTATTTGGTTAGCAAGATAGGAATTAAAGTTGTGACTGAGTTCGAAAAAGCTGATTTAGACAAAAATGGTAATATTAATAGAGATGAATGGGATAAATTAAAGCTTGAAGATCATCGTCGCCAAATGGTTGATGAGGATAAGAAACGTGATAGCCAACGACACATGACTTGGTTTGCTCTAAGTGGCATGGTCTTATATCCAGTTGTAATATTGGCTTGTTCCATTTTTGGTTTTGATGCTGCCGCAGGACTGATAACAGATATTGCAAGTATCTATATTGTAAGTGTTAGTGGCTTATGTGCAGCGTATTTTGGATTTACAGCGATGAACGGTAAAAAGAATGGAGTTACAAAATGATTACGCTCTTAGGTAGCTTGTTAGGATTTGGAACTTCTTTTTTGCCAGAGGTATTGAATTATTTCAAAGCAAATCAAGAACACAAGCATGAGCTGGAAAGAGCGCAGCTTGAAATGGATCTCATGTCCAAGCGCGCTGAACTCAAACTGAGTATAATGGACAAGGAAGCAGACATAAAAGAAACAGAGGGGCTATATAGGCATGATGCAATTGATGCGGGAGGTTTTATTAACGCACTTCGAGGTTCTGTCCGCCCTGTCATTACTTATTGTTTTTTTGGCTTATTCGTTGCCATCAAAGTAACAGCGTTATTGGCTCTGCTCAATGTGGGGCACGATTTGGGCCGCGCTCTTAGTTTGATATGGGATGATGCTACAGCAGGATTGTTTGCTGCTATTATGTCGTTTTGGTTTGGGAACCGTGCAGTCAGCAAATATATGAAGGTAAAACCATAATGGACGCTTGTTTAAAAGAGGCAAAACGCATTGAATACGAAGAGTTGTATCGGAAGGCATGGGACAAGCAACGTAAAAGAGATGCGGCGATTGATCCAAGAGTAAAATTGAAAGAGGATGAGAAGAAAAAAAGGTCTTTCCCTGTTTTGCCAAAAAATCGTCCGCTTAGTAATTTTAATAGAAAACTTGATAGATTGGCGAGAAATGGAATGGATGTGTACAACATTTCTATTGCTTTAAATATTTCTGAGTCAGAGGTGCGAAGGATAATGAAGGATTATGCTTTGCCCAGAGAAACGTGGACGGGTATGAAAAAAGAAAGAAAGGTGGAGCATGGCATTTAAATTAAGTAAACGGAGCCTTGATAGGATTGAAGGTATCGACGAAGAACTTTATGCGCTTGTGTGTCGTTCAATCCATGAAACGCCTTATGATTTTGGCATTCCTCATCTAGGTGGTCTGCGAACGATAGAAGAGCAACGGAAACTTGTTGAAAGTGGTGCGTCGAAGACCATGAAAAGCAAACATCTCGAAGGGAATGCTTTTGATTTTATGGTGTTTCTTGGGCCTAGAGTTTGTTGGGAACTAAAATTCTATGATGATGTAGGCGATGCTATTGTTAAAACAGCAAAACAACTTGGCTTAAAACAACTAAAATGGGGTGGTGCTTGGCACATCGACAATATCCTAGATTGGGATGGAACGATGTTAGATGCACACAATGCCTATGTTAAGCTAAGAGTAGAGCAGGGGCGCACTCCGTTCGTAGATATGCCACACTTTCAAAAAGACTGAATTGACACTCGAAGATCATTAAAGAATTATATTCTTTTTCCTTCTTGTCTTAAACTTCTCACAAAATCTTTTAGTTCTTTTCTTGCTCTATCAAGGTCTTGTTGAACATCAGGATGTCTTGTACCTGTGCGAAGGTATGCGTCCAGACAGCGTTCTTCCTCCCGCTTGAGATGACGTAAAAGTGCGTGATCTGCTTGTGTGAGCTTGTGCATCATCATATTCCTTTTTCATCCAGCATTGACCGCAATAATGTTCATAGTTGTTGTGAATTATTAGAGCGTCGTTTTCGCAATACATACATTTTTCAGTCATGGTCTTATCTCACACTGCTTAATTGTTTCGCCAATCCTTTGTGCAATTTGTGGCACGATTGCGTTTCCTAGTCCTCTAAGTCTGTCCACCCTTCTGGGTATCCCATGAGCCACTCGACCCACTGGGGGTTCAGGCTTCCAGATACCTCCGACACTACCATTGACAAGTTCAACTGTTTTCCCTTCTCTTGGCGCCTTTGTATCGATGGCATTCCCTTGTGGCCGCGATCCCTGTTGTCGCTTGCGTTTGGTGTCGGCCACATTGTCCGGGCCACAACTGTCTCCAGGTTGGGGTTCTTGTCGTTGACCCTGTTGTGGATGTTTTCGGCTGACATCGCTGTGCAGGATCGGGGTGTCGGCCACATCTTCTTCTCTTGTTGCCGTACTTCTGCAACTTTCATGCCGAGGGTGTATCCTCTCGTCTTTCCGACTGATGGAGGCACTGAGTTCACTGTGTCCTTCCAATCTCTCGCGTTTGGTGTCGGCCACATCTTGTTTCTGTAGTCTACTTCGCTTGCCAAGCCTCTTGAGTGCCTTTTGTGTCTGTTCGGACTGTTGTCCACATAAAAACTGTCGTTCATTGCTGTCGGTGTCGGCCACATCTTCACATCTGTTCTGAGGCTTTTGTTCTGATTGCCGCCTGTTGATCCCATGCTGTCGGCTGCCGAAGGTGTTGCCCACATTGTCGGCTCTTGGGCTTGCTTCCATGCTTCCACAGTCTCCGGATTGACTTGCTCCCTTAGATTGGCCGGTTTTGATCTGCCCTTCCGTGTTGTTGTCGCTTGCTTCTTCAGTGCTTCTTCCGAGCGTTGGGGAAGGTGATCCATTGTGTTGGGTGTTGCCCACATTTCTGGCGATGATCCAAACTCTATCCCTTCGGTGGGGTGCGTCAACGGCGCAAGCCGGAACAATAAACGGCCGGACGGCGTAGCTTGACCCTTCCAGATCAGAAAGCACTTCGTCGAGACCCATAGAGACGTGGCCATAAACATTTTCGAAAACTGCCCAAGTGGGTCGCTTTGCTTTAATAATGGTAAATATTTCTGGCCAGATATGTCGGTCATCTTCTGTGCCTCTGCGCTCCCCGGCAAGTGAAAAGGGCTGGCATGGGTATCCTGCTGTGAGGATGTCGCAGTCTGGAATAAGTCCATCTGGGTCATTTGCTAACTC